TGGGGTGGTTATACCTGTATAATTTAATGCATAATCAGATTTATCAGACAGATCTCCAAACATTGTCGTATAATTTGTATTTTTTACAACATTATAGCTTCTTGGGTTTTGTTGATATAAATTCTCCAAATTCCATCTCCTGAAATAAAATTGATGTTTTAAGTCATCCAGCCCTGAATCCGCAAACATTTCAGTAATGTCTGTCAATACATTTGTAGTAGGATTTTCTGTGGTACTCAAAAACCACTCTCCAACTTGAGCGAAATCCATGGTTGTATTTCCCTGGAACATCGCTCTGCATTTTTTTAATGATGTTCTAATTTTTGGACCCCAGAATTTAATCAATCCAGAGTCTATTCCACAGGACCCAGCGAACATTCTTGATGCATCTTCTAATGCAGATGCATTTCTGAACATGTTTAGTATCCTTTCTTTAAAATTAACTGCATTCTCGAACATTGATCTAGCACTCTTTACTGCGGGCAAGGTAATATTAGTTAATTGGCTAGCAACTGGATCTATGTTTGCATTTGTAATTTTAACTTTAATATTGGTTGAAGCGAATGTATAGTTAGCCTCTTCTACCAAACTTGTATCTGCAAATCTAAAATTTATATCCGTATCTGCTTGTGGAGATATGGCATTAACAAATAAATAATTTAAATTCTCTGGAATAACTTTGGCCCAATTCATGTCATATATCCCACTTGAATTTTCCATATATATTCCATCTATTTTTGCCTTTATCGTCGCTGTTCCAGCACTCCATAAAGAAAACAAATATTGACTGTTTATTTTTTCCGATGTCTTGGCGAACGCATAAGATAAGTCTATAGTATCAATTGATCCATCTAAATTATTTCTATTGGGTATTCTTATAGTTATGTTATTTCCCAGATTATTTAGGTCAGCATTATATGCATATCTAGAAAAATCAGGGCAAAACTTTAATGAAGTTCTTGTGACATGAGGAAATAACATGTGTAGACTTGCCCCAGTTAAAATTTTTACATTTTCAAAAAACCCAGAAAGAGATGTTGGGGCAATATTTCCCATACCTATATCAGACCATTTTCTCATGTCAGAAGCTAATATAGTAGCATCTTTAAACATATTTTTTAAACTAGCCTTTCTTTGTCCAACAAAAGTATCGGGCACACTTGAGTTTCCAAACATATTTTGTAAATATGAATTAACATAGCATCCTTCGAAAATTCCATCGAAATATTTACAGTTACTAAAATGCCTCATAAATTTATTGTGCATAGTCAGCTCTTTTGTGGTAGGCGTTCCAATCATTCTTCCTGCAAGCATCTGTTTTGCTGATATAATATTGTTTGGCTGAAGCCAGCTTGGCCAATTGAATATATTTTCGTCATTATTGGTCTCACTTTTTATCCCAGTATTGATAATATCTCCGTCTGCTTCTTCAAGGAAAGAGAAAGCTTTGTCTGCGCTGATTAATGTTGTTTGAGTAGTCCATGCCACGCAATTATTGTAATCTAATGGACAGTTCTGAAAGCAGCCATCCAGCCTAACTAGAGAGTCTATGCCCCTAAAGAGACCCCATAGTTCTCTGTATGTATAGGGGCCTACTCCACCACCAACATCATCTTTTGTCCAATTTACAGAATTACCAGTGGATGGTATTTCTCCTCTATTTACAGTCTTAGCTTTCCAAGTTTTTCCATCATAAAACACCTTTTCATTAATTTTATACTCTGTTTCTGAATTCCAATCTATTGAGCTATCAAAAGACTCTAGACTCTGGCAATTTTTGAAAGTATTTACAAAAAAACAGACTCCGTCTGGATCGTAAGCTATGCTTGAATTTTCGTAAGGAATATATCCGTCTTCGTAACTAGAATCTGCATAGTTTGATGTTAATCTAAATACTTGCAGTCCAGTTAATTTTTTTAAATATTTAAAACCTTCAAACTCGCCCTGCCCATGAATAAATGTACGAACCATGCTTAATTCTTCGAATGCTTCGGGGGTTGCGCACTGCCCTCTTTCTCTCGAGTCGGCAAGACATAATTCTAAATTATGTTTAGTTCTAAATTTTGATATACTTAAAGCCCCATTTGGCAACAAGAAAGGATCTTTCACCACATCTGCTGGCTGCCCAAAACCACCTTCTATCCTAATAGAATACTGACCAGGAAATTCGTATTTTTTCCAAATTGTAACACACTCGCCTTCAGGTGATGCACCATTTTGCCTGTCCCATGCCACAGATTCGTGATTATAACTATCAATTACTTCTGCAGGTGATCCATCTCCCCAGTTAACCCAAATTAAAAAAGACTCGCCATTGAAATATTTTGGCTTCCCTAATGGTATTCCCACAAAATCAGTGTTCTCGACGGTCTTAAAAACTAAATTATTATTTGCCATAGTATCCTATTCATATATTACACGTGCGAGTTTTTAATTCATGTTTTTTTTAAAAAAAATATATGTGTATGTATTTTATATATGAAATTACATAAATCTTTAATGATAATTTTTATTGTCTTAATGCTTGGTTGCAATTCTATCCCTAAGCCAGGTGTTGAAAAAATTCAACAAAATAAATCTTTTGATCAAAAATTTGAGATAATAAATCCTAACCGAAAAGCTCCAATTGTTTCTACTTTGGGAATTATTTTATTCACATTAACACTATGCACCTTGACAAGAAAAAATGGTAATAAATAATTACATAAATAATTCTTACAACAAATTAAGATTCAATTGGAAAAATTGTTCTAAAGAATTACATGAGCTTAAAAAAATAGAAAAAATTGCCTTTAAGAGTTTTCATGACGAATTAATGAAAGAAGTTGATAAACTGGGATTGGAAAGCCCGTTTTCAGCTAAACCAAAAAAACACAAAAATAAAGATTTAATCATCAATGAAGATGAATTCAAGAAAGCATTTCGAGATGTGGCCAAGCAATGTCACCCAGATGCAACCAAATCAGATTCTTACGAAGTTTTTAATAAATTAATTGAAGCAAAGGATTCTGGTGATTTAGCAACAATTATTGACATAGGAAAAAAAGAATCTTTCGATATTGATGAACTAACAATATTTCATCTCGATATACTAGAAAAAAACCTGAAGGATCTTGAGGCTGAAATCAATGAGATAAGAAGCTCTATTCATTGGCTTTGGTACCATGAAACCAATAAAAATAGAAATTTGATTATATCGAACATTATTAATCAAATAAAAAAATCTAAAAAATAGTTTTTTTGGTTTTTAAATTCATTGAACCAATCTTTATATCTTGCAAAAATTGTTGGTAATTTTTTATATCTATAAATGTTCTTTCAGTGTTTGACCCACTCTCAAAAGGTATAAGATAGTATTTCAAATAAGTCTCAGGCAAAAAGCCCAATATTTGATTGTAGTTTTTTCCGAAATGAGCGATATCTTGAAGGCATGTATTTGACCCACTCGTAAATTCGCATACAACAGCATTTTGACCTTTTTGTATAGATATTATGTTAGCGAATGCGCCTCCGTGAGGCCCGACAATCACCTTCGCCCTTTTAAATAGATCCATTTGCTGCCTTATGCTCATTTTTTCACCTCTTGGATTATTGCCGTCAAATATTTTAAAAATCAAATTTTGGTCATCACAATATCTCTTGGATAATTCTATTATTTTTGCCTCATTATCTTCTTCCATTAATCTTCCATTCAAGACATTACCTCCCTTATTTCGTGTGCAATATAAAAATAAGTTTGCTTGACATGGTTGATTAATTGAATCAACCAAATTTTTAATTTTTCTTACATCATCTATATTTCTCCTAAACACTCCTTCTAGCTCAAATGTTATTTTTTTTGCAAAAAAACATTCCGAATTTGAAACAAAAATTATTTTTTTAAATTTCGGCTTTACGCTGTGAATCAATTCGCTTAATTGTTTTGTTTTCGGAACAAATATAACATCATAATCAGATTCGCTATCAAATCTTAAAAGAGTTCTTAGCGAGTCAGTCCAGCAATGAGAGAATGTTTTGTTGAATTTTAAATTTAAAATACAAGCATTATTAAAAAACCCTAATCCCTCTGGAGTTCTTCTCCATTTTTGCTCTAGTGAAATTGATAAAACACTTGAACTTTTTGTTTCATTTTGCCATACTCTTACAGCTGTTTCGTGATTGAAAACTAATACCTCTTTTTTGAAATTAGGTTTTTTTGAGTAATTTTTTTTGACTTCGTTTAGATTTTTAACAACTTCTTTTTCGTTGTAATTTTCTTCTGTTTTTCCTACTATATCCATATATCATGTGTAATATAAATATATTAAAGTCTTTAACTCAAAAGTCTACTTGAGTAACAATAATTTATTTAATGAATAAAAAAAGAACTAAAAAAAACGAAAGCTTAATTTTAAATTCTAACGTCGACAAGTTTCATCTAAACAAAGTTGCATTCACAGAAAAGCAAAAAAAATTTTATGATATAGCATCAGATGAAAATACAAAAATAATGTTTATTTCTGGTCCTGCGGGAAGTTCTAAAACATTCATATCTGTATACAGTGCCCTAAGAATGCTTTCCTCTAATTCTGAACTTGATCTAATATATGTCAGGACTATTATTGAGAGCGCCGAAAAAGGTTTGGGGGCTTTGCCTGGAGACTTAAATGAAAAATTCAATCCATATATGATACCCCTGATTGAAAAACTTGACGAAGTTTTACCAAGAAACGACACCTCTAAAAAGGAGTTAATTGAAAGTGGCAGAGTTGAGGCAATGCCTATAAATTTCCTTAGAGGAGTTTCTTGGAAAGACAAAATTATCATAATGGACGAAGCTCAAAATGCAACATTTAAAGAACTTACAACCTTAGTAACTAGAATAGGCGAAAACTGCAAACTTTTTATTTGTGGAGACTTGCTTCAAAGTGATATTAATGGAAGGAGTGGTTTTGGTGACATGATGAATTTATTCGACGACAATGAAAGCGAAGAGTCTGGCATTTATTGTTTTCGATTCAATATATCGGACATTAAAAGAAGTGAAATCTTAAAGTTTATAATTAAAAAATTAAGCAATCATAAAAATGAAAAATAAATATAAATTGCCAGAATTTGTTGTTGAAGAAACTTTCTCAACATACAGTCAATCTCAAGACTGGGGGGTATCATCTTTAAACATTCCATCTATATGGAAGGAAACAATGGGAGAGGGCATCATAATTGGTGTCATAGATACTGGCATGCCTGAACATCCCGATCTCGAGGGTAATTTAATAGAGGGCAAAAGTTTCATAGATAATGAATCCATATTGGACAAACATGGGCACCAAACTCATTGTGTAGGCATTATATGTGCTAAAAATAACGAGTTTGGAGTGGTTGGAGTCGCACCCAAATCAAAATGCTTATGTGTTAAAGGTTTAAGCAATCAAGGCAGTGGAAGCAGCAAGGGGATATCTGAGGCTATTTATTATTGCATATCTCAAAATGTTGATTTAATTAGCATGTCCCTTGGTTCACCAACACCTAGCCCAGAAATACAAGCAGCTATCAGAAAGGCTTACTTGAAAAATATTCCAGTTATTTGTGCGGCTGGAAACAGCTCTTTCTCTGGTGTGAATTACCCAGCTGCTTTTGATGAATGCATTGCAGTCGCTGCATACTCCGAAAATAAAAAGATAGCATACTTCTCTTCGAGAGGCAAGCAGGTTGAAATTGCCGCCCCTGGAGTTTCTGTTCTTAGCACATATAAAAACAAATCTTATGCAAAGCTAAGTGGCACATCTATGGCATGTCCTTTCGTAGCAGGAGTTGTGGCTTTATTGATGTCAAAAAACAAAAAAGAAAAAATAAAATTATCTATTGAAGAAATTAGAGAATTAATAAAAACAACTGCTGATGAAATGGGGGCTCCTGGCAGGGACAATGACTGGGGTTACGGGATTATTGACGCAGATCAAATGATTATAAATATTGCAGACCCCAAACCCGAACCCGAACCTAAACCCAAACCCGAACCCAAACCCGAACCCAAACCCGAACCTAAACCCGAACCCAAACCCGAACCCAAACCCGAACCTAAACCCGAACCTAAACCCGAACCTAAACCCGAACCTAAACCCGAACCTAAACCCGAACCCAAACCCGAACCTAAACCCAAACCCGAACCTAAATCTAATTGGTTTAGAAAATATCTTGCATGGATAGCTACATCATTAGTGTGTTTTTTAATATTTCTTATGGCGGTTTCTTTGAGATCTTGTAACAAAGAACCCCTCCCTTATATAGATCAAGATGGTAATGTAGACTGGGATAAAAAATATGAATTGGAAAAATTTTTAAAAAAATAAAAAAATATAGAAATATACATTATTCAATTTATACTATTTAGTGTATATCAAATGACAGAAATAATCATAGCTCTAATCTCTTCTGCGACAACTATTCTATCAACATTTTTTGTTTTAAGATTTAACTCAAAAAATAGACAAAAAGAATTGCTTGAAATTATTTCTAATCCAAATTTTCATACAGTTAAACTTTACATAAAAAATAAACCTTCAAGAAATGAGAGGTCCTCTGCTAGTTTTAAAAATAATAAATCCAAACCTAGCATAGACTACTCTATAGATTGGAATGAAAATTTAAATTTAAATGAATTTGATGAGTCTAAAATGAACACTTTAACTAAATCAATAGAAAGGTTAATATATGGGTAAAATATATTGCTCTAATTGTGGATTCAAAAACGAATTCTCTTCTCACAGACCTTCATTTTGTTCATCATGTGGAAATCCGCTTGGAGGAATTCCTTCTGCTGTACCAAATTCACATGCAAAATCATTTACAGATGAATCTTTATCTGATTCTACTCATGTTCCCAAAATAAGAAATCTTGAATATGAAGTAGAGTACGAAAAAAACAAATATAAAGGCTCTGATCTTATAGATTCATAAATTATGAGTAAAGACAAGAATTTGTCTTTTGAAGACATGTATGAAGACATATCTGTCGAGATTAAAAAAAGAAAAAACAAATGGAGACTGACCTCAATTTGTTGGATGGACTTCGAGGATGTTTCACAAATAATAGCTGTTCATATACATAAAAAATGGGATCAATGGGATCAATCGAGACCTCTTTTACCTTGGGTAAATAAATTAATAACAAATCAACTCAAAAATTTATTAAGAAACCATTATCATAGTTTTGTGAAGCCATGCGTGGGGTGCCCTTTTAATACTGGTTATGCGGAAGAAGATATATCTTGCGATTGGACAAAAAGTGGAATTCAGGATAAAACCTGTCCATTATATAAAAAATGGGAAAAATCAAAAAAGTATGCTTGTAATATAAAAATACCAGTTTCTATTGATGCGGCAGGAAACAGTCGGGTAGAAAATGAAAATAGCATTGACAATATAGATTTTTTTGTTCAAAAAATCAACAAACTTCTTAAAGAAAATTTGACAGCCAGACAGTATTCAATATACAAAATGTTATTTATAGATGAAATGGAAGAAGAGGAAGTTGCCGAATCACTTGGCTATAAGACTACAGAAAAGGGAAGGAAGGCTGGATACAAGCAAATTAAAAATTTAAAAGTAAAATATAAAAAAATAATTTCAAATTTAATTGAAAAAAAGGATATATTACATTAATTATGTTAAATGACGCTCAAAAAGATTTTATTGATAAAAATTATCTTCACATACCAGACATTGATCAGTTAACTAGATCTTTATTTAAAGACGATTCTCTAGACGGTAGAAATAAAGAAGGCAAGGCTGTTGCTTCATACATGCTCGAAAAAGGTTATGGTTACAAAACCAAAGTTCACAAAAAAGTAGCTAAAATCACCCTTACAGACGACCAGAAAAATTTGATCACAGAATATGCAATGGATGACCTGAACAGCCTGCAAATAGCCCAATTAATATTTCAAGACAGAAATGTTAAAAATTTAAGTATGGAACAAAGGACTGTGTCTGATTTTCTTAAAACAAATTCTCCAGACTTCATTAAACCATCTTTTGATAAAGAGATGGAAAAGGATTTATATTGTCCACCCAAATCAGATGTTAAAGTAATAAAAAAAATAAATGATCATGCACAAGCTGATATTGGCCCAGATATTTCAAACTTAAAAAAGAGCGAAAAGGATTGCGTAGAAAATTTAAAAAAATGCTTGTCTTCTCCAAGGTTTGTGAGCTTAATGAATACCTATAATAATGAAGATGCCGTTTTATTTGAATCAGAATTCATTAGGGCTATATGGAATAAGCCAGATCTTACGGTAGATGAAGTAAATCTTTACATCAATGTTTGTGTCGATTATATCAACTTAAAAACCATTCAGAAAAACATGGAAAAATTAAATGCCATGTTTGACTCATGTGAAGACCAGACTGAAATGTCTGTGAAGCTAGCAGAGATATTAAAAGCCAAAAGCGCGGAATATCATCAATGCGAACAAAGGCAGGAGTCCTTAATTAAAAAATTAAATGGAGATAGAGCTGTTAGAATGAAGAATAGGGAGGGTCAATTTGCCTCTGTATTAAATATAGTACAATCATTCCAAGAGTTTGAAGAAAGACAAAGAATGATAGATATTGCAGAAAAACAAAAGATACTGGTGGAAAACGAAGCAGATAGACTAGAAAGCATGGATTCCTGGAAGGCAAGGGTTATGGGGTTAAGAAGAGAAGATGTTATATAATGAATATCGAATGCAAACTTTGCGACAAATCTTTTTCTTCCCATAAGGGCTTACATTCTCACCTTTCGCGAACTCATGAAATTTCTCAAAAAAAATATTATGAGAAATTCTACCCTAGATTTTCAAAACTTTACAACAAAAAAATAAAATTTAAAAATGTAAAAGATTACTTTGATACAAACTTTTCAAGCGATGAGGAAATGAGAGATTGGTTAATGTCCACCGATCACAAAATTGCAGCCGAGTACATCGATGTTTTATATAAAAAAAGAATAGAAGAAAAACAAATAAAAAATGCTTTATGTTCTATCGAATTAAGTTTGTCAAGTCTTCCTGGCATAAATTTATACAAACATTTTTTCAAAAGCTATATTTCTTACTGCAAAAATTTAAATTTAAATTTTAATTTTTCAAAATTTATTCCAAGCGATTTTTTTGATTTTGAGTACAATGATGAATTTAATATTTTTATTGACAGTAGAGAACAAAAACCTATAAAATATAAAAATTCTCAAATCATGAAGCTTGATTTTGGGGATTATGCCGTAGGCGGAGAACTATACGATTATACTTTTATCGATAGAAAAAGTGAGCAGGATTTCAAATCTACAATGAGCGGGAGTAATTTTGATAGATTCAAGCGAGAACTAGATCGAGCTCGCAGCTTCAACTCTTATATCTTTATGGCTGTAGAAAGCAGTATAGAATCTATAAATAAAAATAATCTATTTTCTCCACATAAATCCAAAATGCCATATATTTGGCACAACACAAAAGCTTTGGCGCAAAATTATCAAGATTGCTTGCAAATTTTATTTTTAAATAATCGCTCTGAGTTGAAAAATATGATTCCTCGTATATTATTTTATGGAAAAAAACTGTGGCAAGTAGATGTTCAATATTTTTTAAACAAACATTATGAAAGAAAATAAAACTTTGTGGTCTATAGATCTTTGTATAGATCTAAAAAATGTAAAAGCTTCTTTTTTTAAGGATAAAGCTATTAAAAAATTAGCTCAAAAAATGAACGAAAAATTAGACCCAGGCACAGAAATTATGGGTGTTGTGACTGAATTTGGACAACACAATGAAGACATGAAAGGATTTCGCGTAGTTCACGAAGGACAGAACATTTTAATTACAGGACATTTTGTTCAAAAAACAAAAAATGTATACTTGAATATACATTCATGCACTGGATTTAAAACTAATGAATTTTTAGAATTTTTAGTTAATGAAATTGACCCTGAGCATTTTACATGGAAGCGCATATATAGAGAATAATGAGCTGGGAAGAAGGGCTTCAATCTAGAAAAAAAAGGGAAAAATTCAATGAAGAACTTTCCAAGATTCAAGGATATATTGAAGATGAAGAAGAGGCCAAGGTTCTTCTTTATAAATTTTTAAAAGAAAATATTACATTTACTACTAGCCTTATAGCTGGCGTTGAATTATTTCCATTTCAACATATGGCAATAAAGGCAATGTTTGAGACTGACTACACTTTGGGGGTATGGTCAAGAGGTATGTCGAAATCTTTTACCACAGGAATTTATGCTTTCTTGGATGCCATTTTAAACCAAGGGGTCGAAATAGGCATTCTATCAAAGTCTTTCAGGCAGTCTAAAATGATTTTTAAAAAAATAGAAGATATAGCCGCAAAACCAGAGGCTAGTCTTTTGGCTCAATGCATTACTCACAAGTCAAAAAGCAATGATGAATGGTTAATGGAAATCGGATCATCTCGGATAAGAGCGCTGCCTCTTGGGGACGGATCAAAACTACGCGGATTTAGATTTCACAGGATAATAATTGACGAATTCTTGTTGATGCCTGAAAGAATTTATAACGAAGTTATTGTGCCATTCCTTTCTGTTGTGGAAAATCCTGTTGAAAGAGAAAGGTTGTATAATATAGAGAATAAATTAATAGAAAAAGGAAAAATGAAAGAGGAAGACAGGTATGTATGGCCAAATAATAAACTCATAGCCTTGTCTTCGGCCAGTTATAAATTTGAATATTTATATAAACTCTATGAACAGTTCGAGCTCTTAATTGATAAAAAAATACAAGAAGATGGCAATGCCACTAGATGCATTATGCAGTTTAGTTATGACTGTGCGCCAAAGAAGCTGTATGATGAAAATTTGATCATGCAATCAAAAGCTACAATGAGCCAATCTCAGTTCGATAGAGAGTTTGGGGCAATTTTTACAGATGATAGTTCTGGATACTTTAAAACATCAAGAATGGCGGCATGCACAATACCTGATGGAGATTCCCCTTCAGTAGAAGTTTCGGGAAATCCTGGAGATCAATATTTGCTTGCCTTTGACCCAAGTTGGGCCGAGTCGGAAAGCTCTGATGATTTCGCAATTCAAGTTTTGAAATTAAATAAAGATAGTAGGATTAGTACTCTTGTTCACAGCTATGCACTTGCTGGAACCAACCTTAAACATCATATAAAATATTTTCATTATTTAATAAAACATTTTAATATTGTAGCTATGGTGGGAGATTATAATGGAGGCGTTCAATTTATTAATGCATGCAATGAAAGTCAAATCTTTAAGCAGAGTCAAATTTCAATCAAGATGCTATCTTCTGATTTTGAGCGGCCAGAAAATTATTTAGACGACTTAAGGGTCGCAAGAAATGAATATGACTCCAATCAATATAAATATTGCATTTTGAGAAAGCCTACTAGTTCCTGGATTCGTATTGCGAACGAATTACTTCAGGCAAACTTCGACCATAAACGAATTTTATTTGCTTCTAGAGCGATTAATGAATCCTATACTAATCAAATACGCAAAAAAATACCGATCACCGATTTGAAGTTTATCAATACTGCAGAGCTAGAAGAAAAACAAAATAGCGGTTCTTTAATGATAGACTTTGTAGAGCATCAAAATGATATGATTAATCTCACGAAAGCCGAATGTGCTTTAATACAAATTAAAACCACTTCTCAGGGCACTCAAACTTTCGACCTTCCTGATACATTAAAAAGAACTACGGGTCCAAATAAGGCAAGAAAAGATAGCTATTCTGCATTAGTTCTTGGAAATTGGATGAGTAAGATTTATCATGATATGATAAACTTAAATGAAGAAAAAACTCAATATTCATTTACCCCTATTTTTATAAAATGATTTCTAACTCTATATTTATACCTGTATATATTCATATACCTAAAAATGCGGGTACATATATGCTTAGTTGGATGCAAACATTTAATAATTATTATCATTGCGAAATTGGAAAATTTGACAAAAAATATATAGCTAGTAATAAACAAATCAGAAAGTGTATAGTAGATTTAAATAGCGGAGGTCAGTGCACTTGTTGTGTTCTTAGCCCCAATAATATACATTTAAATTCTAATGACTTCAAATTGGAATTCGAATCAAATCCTCATGTAGACAGAATTTCTGAGGATATTTTTATTACAAATTTAAAATGTAAAAATTTACATTTATTTTCTTTTACATTTGATCCAGTAGGAAATTCATTTTTGAACAATTTCATCTTTGCAGATAAAGTCTCCGAGATTCTAAAGAAAAAACTTTGTTACTTTACAATATTAAGAGATCCTTTTCAGAGAGCACTTTCTTTATTTTCTTACTTGCAATCAGCCGATTCTATTCATGAAAAAACTCACAATATTTATGCTGGGTTAGATATTGAAACATATTTAAGGAGCTATGCAGTTGAGGATTCTTATGCTATAAGAGCTCTGTGTGGATTGCATGATGACCTCTTAATTACAGATTGCGATTTCAATCGAGCACTAAATGTCCTAAAAGGTATAAGATGTCATATTTTAGGCAAAAATAATTTGCATGATTTTATTGATGAAATATTCTTAACCTGTTATGGTATATCAACTAAAAAAATACCAGATTCTTACTTGAATTTAAGCAAAAACAAAACCACCCGAAAGGTAGATTTTAAATGGAATCAATTAAGTCAAAGCTCACAAAATAGTTTTCAAAACTATTGTAGGTATGATTATAAGTTAATTAAAGAATTATCCAAATGAAAGAAAAGTTAAAAATATATCAAATATATTATAAAGAAGATCATGAGGCGAATCTTGATAAAGATTTTGTTGGACTCAGGAATGAATTTCATTTTCCAGGATTTGAATCTGAAATCATTTTTAATTTTCTAGAAAACGAGGAATGGAAGGTCGATTCTGATTGGATAGGATTCTTCTCTCATTCTGTTGGGAATAAACTAAAGAATTACTCTCTAAAAACTATAGAGGAAGCTATAGATAAAAACCCAAAATCATCAATAATTTCTCCAGCAATAAATAACTACAAAATATTTCCAAATACAAAAACAGATAAAATTCACAATATCCTTGAAGACCACCCTGAAATCCAATTACCCTACCTCCAATTATTAAAAAATTTGTACGAACACAATATATTAAATAAAGAATTTGTCATGCGAGAGCTGACCTTTATCAAAAACCCAATTTATTGTAACTTCTGGATAGCCAGATCTGATTTCTATATTAATTTTTTTAAAAAAATCATAGGCCCGATTCTTGAACTTTACCGTTCAGATTCATATGTAAATTTTATAATGAATAAACAATCTTATTATATGAACCCTTACAAGGATGATGAAAATTTTGAAACTTTTAAACCTAGCAATGCCTTTATTCAATCCACTGGATTGGAATATTTTCCATGTCTTCCATTTTGCCTTGAAAGAATGATTAATTCAGTTATAATACATGACTCTATAAATAGAGGTTTATTTTAGCATGATTTTATTTTCCGAACAATACAAAATTATATTGATTAACAAAATTCCTTTTGATAATCGAAGTTTGGATCTAATTTCTTATATATCTTCATCTATAGATAATAAAATTACATGCTCAAACTTTCCAGATGATTTTATAACATTAAATTTTATAAAAGAAAAAATCAAAGATTTTAAAAGCTATAGATTTATTTATATAGTAGGAAATCCCTGGAAGAGTATAGCTTATAATTACGACTTTTTTTGTAAAAATGGAAATGGATATATTGCATATCACACTGGCAGAAAACAAGTTAAATTAAAAATTTTAAGTTTTGATGATTATATAAAATATCAAACATTACAACACTGGAAGCCTCCCTTTCTTTACATGGAGAAGTATTTCATTAGAGCCGAAAATTACAAAGAGGACATTAAGGTTCTAGGAGAATTAATTGGAGTTAATTTTAAATCTATTCCGCGTTTAAAATTTATCGATTTTAATTATGCGAATATGTACAACGAAAAATTATTTCTTGATGTTTTTGAAAAAAACAAAGATTTAATCGAATTATGTGGGTATAATTTTGAATGATTTCATCTGATACATTATGTGTATTTTACATATGCACAATAAAAGAAATTTTAAACGGAGATCTTGTCGAGAGTTTGGCTGGATTCCTGGAAGCCGAACCTAGCAAAAAAAAATCTATTGATATATATATTTTTGTCAATCATTTTGATGAAAGCAAGTTGTTTTCTGAATTAGAAGTTTTCAAAAAATCAATAAACAATAAAAAGCACTGTAATTCCTTAACAATAATCAATTGTAATATTGAAAAGGATGAAGATTTGTTTTGGTATCCTTGGCTTAGAAAAAAGCTGCCAGATGAAATTCCAGATCTAGGTTATACTTCTGGTGCTAATTTACTTTTCTACAAAGCGACCCAGAAAATGTTCGAAACTAAATATGAATATTTTTTGATGCTTGAATGTGATACCAGACCCTTGGGTGATTTATGGTTTGATGTTTGCGAGGATTTTTGTATTAAAAATAAATTTAATATCGCTGGAAGCAAATATAAAGGACAAGTTAAAAGTCATTATCAGTCCCCATATAAAGATCATTTAAATGGGGTAGCGATTTATAAAAACAATTTAGCTACAAAAAAAGCCATATTAAATTCTAAAAAATACATAAAAAATAATTTACATAATGATTATGGATATCTTAATTTTGACATCGCCTTACATCTTGTCACAAAAGATCTAAAAGAAAAAGATTTTATTTCATTAGATACAGATTTTATTTTGAATATTAGTGACCCTAGAGACTTTGTTCTCTCAAGTGAAGATATTTTAAAACAATACAATAATGGAAAGATTTTACATCAAAAGAAAAGCTTTTCCAGAGAGCCTGATATAAATGAATATAATATTCACTATTTCGAAAATAATTCTAAGTTTAGAATACCCCTCTATTTCAACTTAAACCAAGAAACAGACAGCTCTTGTCAAAAAAATATTTATAGAGTCTGCGATCAATTTTATTCGAACGATTCTGAAATTTCTCCTGATTCAGTTTTTCTTAAATTGAATTTAACTTCCAATAATTCTTGCACGCCTATTTTTTTAAACTTGATTATTTCTCAAAAACTTGTTGATCAATATAAGATAAAGAATTTTTTAGATTTAAATTTATTGATTGACTTAGAGCAAGAAATTCATATTTTATTTATCGAATGCAATCAATTTTTCATCGATAAATTCGATAATGACGTACCTCTTTACCTAGAAAAGATAGCTTTGTCATTTAAGGTTGGGTTTTGGCCGTTTGTTTTTCTTGAGAATCCTATGGTCTCTGCAGCATTTAAATATCAAAAATTGGGTTGTTTGAATAAAACATACCCATATATAAATATTAATTCTATTTTTTATATTTTTTCTGGTTATTTTTTCCCAAAACAAGAAAATCACAAGAAAGCATTAAAAATATTTAATTATATAAATATATACGAGCCTCCTCTATTAGATTTTATTTTTTCAGAAATTGCAAAAGCATTTCTGGGGATAGATTTCGTCGACTCTTGCAAAGATTATAATATAAAAATTTCTACAAATAAAAATATAGATGTTTTCGTGAAAGATCATTTTCATGAAGTTTCAAATTTATATCAAACTTCTTGCAAAAAAAGAGAGCCCCTGCTCGCAGCTCTTTCAAAAAATAAAAGCACATTAAATCAGGAAGAAAGTGTTAAAAATGCGATAGATTCAAAAAATGGATTGATATATATACATATACCTAAATGCGCAGGCAATTTTACAAAAAAAAATATAGGAGTTTTCTCTGGAGATTCGCATTGTAGATTCTTAGATTTAAGTAAGGATGATATTAAAGGCAAAAAAGTTTTTGCATTAGTGAGAAACCCCTTTGATAGATGTTACAGTGCCTACAAATATTTAATTAACGGTGGATCATCTAATAGTTACGATTTGGCCCATGCAGGTCATCTTTTAAATAATTTTGCTACATTTTCTGATTTTTTGCATCATGGAATACGAAATGCCAGCACAAATATAATACATTTTTTCCCTCAAATTTATTTTATTGAAGGTGGTCATTTTGACCATATAGGTAGAGTTGAATCTATAGATAGAGATATAAAAATTATAAATAACATCTCTGAATACAAAAACACAGCTGATGTCAGTAAAACGATTCCTGAGTCATTGGTTTACGATTATTCCGATGAAGAAAAAGAAATTGTATATAATGTATATAAAAAAGATTTTGAAAAATTAAAATATGATTTTTCTGGAAATTTTTCTGATATTTCAAGTTTTAATTTTTAAAATAGATTTTATTGTCAATTCATTTATTATTATAAATGAATCCTAAATGCGAATTTATCAAGTGCTCTTGCCCTTCGGCTCAAAAGATAAAAAAACAAGATGAAAAATATACTTTTAGATATATTGACGAGCAATTAAATTTAATTTATTACAATGTCCCAAAAGTTGCATCGACATCAATTACGAAGCTATTGTTTTCGAGAAGCCAATGTCTAAGAAATCCAGAAGAACCAATTGATAAATATTTTAAATTCTCTTTTGTTAGAAACCCTTTTGCTAGAGCTGTATCTAACTTTAAAATGTTTACAGGAAAGGCTGTTAATGAAAACGAAAAAATAAAGGTGGATCAAATGAAAGAATTTTTAAAAGAACCTGAAAAATTAACTTTTATTAAGTTCCTAAATTTCATCAATGAAAAGGATAATCATCACTGGCAACCTCAAAGCGACTTTATTCCCCCTAATGTAGACTTCGTAGGGAAACTTGAAAATATATCCAATGATATATTAATTGTTTTTGATAAAGCAAAAATTCAAGGGTTAACCTTGCCACATTTCAATAAAACTATAAAAGATAGTTATCTTGACTATTATGATGAAGAATCGAAATCTCTCGTTGAATCTAAGTATCAAAAAGATTTTGAAAGATTTGGTTATGAATTTGATAAATGAAAATTTCACATGGCAAAATTACAAAGGAAGGTGGTATGGGACCCAAAGTGGCCGTGGATAAATTTGTAAGCAAACATGGATTGGATTTTGATATTCATGGAACACAATATATAATATATTGTGATAAGTCATAAGCACAAATTTCTTTTTGTTCATATACCTAGAAACGGAGGGCGCTCAATTTTCAATGCACTTTTGCCTTTTTGTGACGAAGAAGTCTTTAAATATGAGCATGCATTCCAAAGCCAATATTACAATAAATTTCCAGAAGTTCAAAATTACTACCAGTTTGCTATTTCTAGAAATCCATTTGATAGGGTGGTTAGTGCATATCATTATTTAAAATCTGGCGGGATGACAGGAGATGACCTGAGTGTAATGCACGAATTAAATCTGAATGAAATTTCATTTCATGAATTTGTTCTTCGCTTGAAATATTTAGATATATCTAAACGATATCAACACTTAATGCCTCAAACCAGATGGCTTGATTATGATCTATCAAATATAGATATATTTCCACTTGAGGAAATAGGGTCTTGTCTTAATATAATATGTGAAAAAATTGGAATCGACAAACCCCATCTTAAAAAATTAAATTCAAGTAATCATGATAATTATGAAAAATATTATGATGATACAAGTTACAATATTGTATATAAAAAGTATCTTGAAGATTTAGTTGGTTTAGGTTATGAAGAATATTCAAAAAAAAGAATTAGATCTAGCTGACTTAATTCCAGTCTTAGACTCCAATAAACATTATAGAATTGGGGATTTGATATTTAAAAAGGGCTTGAGGTGGGAGTCGGATAGGAATGAAATACTTAGAAAACCCGATTACGACAATACATTTTTAAAAAAATATTTACTTTCTGTCGATAATGATGAGAAGATAAATAAATCAATTATAGCGAAATTAATTTCTGAGTCTAAAAAAAATCTTAATCTAGATAATAAAACTCTTTACATTAATATGCGCATAGGAGATTGCGTGATGGAGCCTTTTGGCGAAATAAATTCTGACAGAGCGTATGCCCATATTCATAAATTATTTATTTTTTATCCAGATGAATTATTCAAAAAAATAAAAAACAAAATTCAAAATTTTCCAGAAATCAATAAAATAAAATTTATCGGCGCAATGCATTTTGGTGATAATGAAAAAAATAATACTTGGAGGTTTAGCCAAGAAGCTGTAGATGAAAACAAATTTAGATTAAATAGAATTTTTAATGATATTGAGAACATTTTCAATATTCAGATTTCAGTTAACAAAAGCACTGGAATTGATCTCATGGATATAGATAATGACTTTATATCTCTTTGTAGTGCTAAACATGTTATTCTTGATGGAGCAAGTTTTGGTAAATTAATCAGGGAACTAAGAGTCTTCTTGTATTCAAATGAATGATTCTATATACAATATATGCTATGAATTTTCAGATGAAATAAAATATACTGATTCTGGTGCTATTTTAATGCTAATTAATCAAAAATACTTTGACGAACTTAAGGAGAAATTATCAAATTATTATTGTTATATAGAAATCAAGAGGTCTTTGCATATTTTTTATCTTCTATCAATCGAATGTGAGGTTTTTTGATGGGGGCTTATAGTATAAAACACAAAATCATATTTTCTCATGTGGCTAAATGTGCAGGAAGTACAATTATGTCTGGACTGCAAGAAGCTATAGGGGCTGATTTTCATAGGTGCAATCCTCACTGTGGTTTAGATGTTATTTTCAAAGAAATTAAATTCAAAAACGCAAACCCTCTAGAATTCAGGAGGCTGGTATCGGTAAGAAATCCTTGGGATCGGGCTGTATCCCTTTACCACTATATATTAGATGCTGAAAATGGCTACATTCAAACAATAGAAGGCAAAACAAAAAAAATATATAAAAAAAAGATAAATGAAGATTTTAATGAATTTGTAAAGCTAATAGAGCCGCTTCCCTCTCATTACTATGATAGATATCATTATATAATTAAATTTGAGGAATTACAATCAGGATTTGATAAATTTTGCGATATATGTGATATACCAAAAGTAAAATTAAGAAATTTCAATAAAAACTTTATTAGACCAAAAGATTATCGCATTCTTTATAATGATGAATCTGTACAAATTATTAGATCAAAATTTCAAGATATAATAGAGCGCTTTCAATATTCTTTTTAATTATAGTATAATATATTTTATATATTTTTGGTTTGGGTATTTGTGCAATTCTATAAATTTCCCAGTTTGAGGCTCAAATACATACCAATCTTTATTTGTAAATACTAAATTTAGCATATGAGCCCCTCCTTTCGGAATTCCTCCAAATTCGTGCATTTGCACAACAACCATACTTGCTACAGCAAATTCTTGGCTATTTTTCGACGCATAGGCGGCCACGCCAAATAAAGACTTATACAACATTGCGAAATTATCACAATCAATTGTTTCGTTTTGCATAATCGGCATAATTCCATTATGAAAGACTAAATCTTTAAACCATTTGTTGAATTTTAAGAAGAAGAAGTAATCAACCTCCTGATATCTATTGTCAAGCAAAATCATTTGAACATCCCTAGGAACTTCAATATTTACTGAATTGTGTCCTTTTTGGTAGTTAAAATGAAATCCAATTCGATTTCTATCTATTATCCTGTATTTTTGTTCATCTCCAGTTCTAGGTATGTCCTTGAGCTCGTCAAAGTCCTTATTTAAACATGCAGGCATAACCAATATAAATATTACGCAAATTATTCTAAGCATTTATTTTCCCTCCTTTTATCTTTTAATATATACTATATATTACACCTTTTCAAAAAATACCCCTTGGATTTTTTTTAAGTTTTTATATATTTCAATACAAATATTCATTCTTTTGTTTTCTTTTAATAGGGGGGGTATATATAAATCTATATATAGTCTTATATAGTTTAATTTTCTTTTATTTATTAAAAATGTGTTTTTTTGTTTCGATATTGAAAATAGGGCCCCCCGCACTAAAAAAAAATTTTGAATAAGTCAATTTTTTTGGAAAATAGGGGGGGGTTCCCCCCCCCCTTGCGATTCAACCCAACTCTCAAGAAATTTCTTGAGAGGCAAATTTGATTGATAAGATGTTATCTAAACGATAGTCGCGCAAGAAAATTTTCTTCTCAAGAGGCTCTTGAGTAGATGAATGATGAGGCTTGCGCAGAAAAGGCTCTACCTCTTGTTTTGTAAGCTCTAAGCCTTCAGGGGTAAAGTAACGAGTAGAAAAAACCTTTTCAACTTTAGCCTCAAGGTAATACTTTTCTGTGCCGTCTTTAAGAACATGATGTACAAGGCTTGTACCATCAATACGTTTCCCCCAAATGCGAGGCTTGAGTTCGAACTCTACCTCTTTGCTCTCGCGCTTTGCTTGAGCCTTAAGGGAATTGATATAGTGAAAGCCCAAGTTTACTTGCGCATCTGTCAGCTTGTAAACGATAGGGTTCGGATTGTTTGTTTTAGTTACTCTTGCATCTGTAAAAGATACAAGGCGAGCAAAGCCCACTCCATTGTAGTTTATAAGTGCATCCCTGATGCGTGAGGCGAGTTGTGAGTTGGATTGAATTTTCATATACTAACAAAATAAGCACGTCTTGAAGCGATTGCAAGAATATAGACTCTTTTTTTTCAGTTTTTTTTTCATAAGTTTTACTAATCAATCTCATTAGTTTGTTTTATAGCATGATGACATAAGCCGAACTAATAGCCTTCATTAGTTTAGATAATATGCCTTGTTGTGTGTGTGTATGTATGTATGTACGTGTGTGTGAATATTTGTTTTATTTAAGTATTTCGCGCAATTGTTTTTGTATTTGATACAAAGCAAAAAAAAGCGCCCTTTCGGGCGCTTGGTTTAGATTATGGCAACGTCAAACTGATTAGGAATGCGCCCGCTATTATTGCAAGTAAGATCATACCGCCATTACCTCCTGAATTGCTTTGCGTACTTTGCGAGGGAAACTCGCGTCAGATTGTGCGCGAAAGTGGTTTTCCTCACGTGTGGTTTGCTCGGTATTGCGTGCGGTACGTTCATGCGTCGCCCATGCGGTGAATGCGTTCATCGCATCCCATGCGGTAGAACCAAACGCGCCCAAACGTTCATTTGAGAATTGCGCTTGTACCGCGTCGCGCTGATTTTCTGCACGTGTCGAATCACCCGCAAATACGCGATTTGCAACTTGTTCGAATTGCTCGCGTGTCATTTGTACATTAGCAAGAGTGGAAATATCGCTTTCCAATTCTTGAACCACTTGGCGCAAGCCCGTTGCATGGGAAAGGGCGCGTGTCATGCGAGCGTCTTGGTTCTTGGTATGTTTCACCTTGCCAATTATGGAATCGTTTTCCCATGACGCGCATCCATTGTCGCACCAAACGCGTAGGATTTCGATTGCAATCGTGGTTGCAATGCTTCCGTCAAACGAAGTTTTTGCGGTAATTATCTTGTTTAAGATATCGCCCTTGCGTCTTTCACTAGTGGTTGGCACTTCGAAATCACCAAGTTTGCCTTGGATGAAAAGTTGACGCCCATTCTGTAGGAATCCAGCCTTGCTGTATGTAAAGCCCACTTGCTCACGTAGTGAATCCATGAACGCAAACGCCTTTTGTGGTTGGAGCAAATCGTAAGTGTCTTGGACAATACTAAGCGGATTACCGAAATCGTCTTTGATGACGGAATAGCCCTTGCAAACGTGTGGGATATCTACTTTCGAATAGCGCCCGACGTTCAAGTGATTCAATACATCGTTCACGTCATCGCATTCGCTCACGTCGTGCAACTTGAATTCTCTTGCGGTGGATTGTACTATGTTGGCAAGGTTTGCAACCTCACTTGCTTCGAATTGATTTTTTTTGATTATGTACATTTTGATTTTCCTCTTGTTGGTTGGTTGGTAATTAAAAGAATTAAAAGAACAATTAAATTAAATAAAACGAGTTTTTGATAAAAAGCAAATAAAAAGATTAAAATTCATCATCATCCCATTCTGCTCTATAATAGTCGTTGCCATAATCATAATCATTATAATTGGGCGCATATTGTTCATCATCGCAAAAAAGTTTTATGTCATCATC